CTCTGAATATTACACGCGGAAACCGACAGCGACACTGAAGAGCTACGTTGCAAAAGACGACACCAACAAGCGAGTTCTGTACATCGAAGCCTATGTGAAGGCGGATTACGATGGCGACGGTATTGCCGAACTGCGTAAGGTGTGTTGCATGGGCGACGCACACACGGTTGTGCGGCATGAACCATACGACCACATTCCATTTGCGGCGTTCTGTCCAGACCCAGAGCCACACACGTTCTTCGGTCAGTCGTTAGCTGATATCACGATGGATATCCAGAACATTAAGTCGCACATCCTTCGGAACCAGTTGGACTCACTGGCGCAATCGATCCATCCACGGATGGCGGTTGTTGAGGGTCAGGCGAATCTGGAAGACGTACTAAACTCTGAAGTTGGCGGCATTATCCGGATGCGCGCTCCAAACATGGTTCAGTCGTTCTCACAGCCATTTGTCGGACAACAAGCATTTCCGATGATGGCGTACATGGATGAAGTGAAGCAGGCTCGGACAGGCATCAACAAAGCGGCGGCAGGGTTAGATGCTGATGCGCTTCAGTCAACAACGAAGACAGCAGTTGCGGCAACCGTGACAGCGGCACGTCAGCATCTTGAGTTGATAGCTCGCATCTTCGCAGAAACCGGCATGACTGACTTGTTCCGTGGATTGCTCAAGCTGACGATACTGCACCAAGACCAACCGAAGATGGTTCGCTTGCGTAACCAGTTTGTGCAAGTTGACCCACGCGCATGGCAAGCAGGCTTTGACGTGACAGTGAACGTTGCGCTTGGTGGTGTGGACGATGAGCAGAAGATGATCCTGCTTGAGTCGATCGCACAGCGTCAGGAAAACGTGATCTCGCAGTTTGGCTTGGATAATCCACTTGTCACATTGTCTCAGTACAGAAATACTGTCGGCAAGATCATCGAGACAGCGGGTATCAAGGACGTAGATAACTACTTCCTCGATCCAAACGGCCCACAGGCTCAACAGATCATGGCGCAAGCGGCGCAGAAGCCGAAGAAGCCAAGACCTGAAGAAGTCATGGCTCAAGCTGAGATTGCGAAGACACAAGCTGAGACACAAGCGAAGATCGCAGGCATGAACCTTGAACGCGAGAAGATGTTCATGGAAGACGAGCGCAAGCGTGACGAGTTGGATGCGAAGATTTCGATGGATGCGTTGGAGCTTCAAGCGAAGTACGGAACTCAGATCGACATCGCCCAGTTGAAGGCGGAAGTCGAAAGAGAGAAGTTGAATATCCGTGAACGCGGAGCAACGCTAAGACAAATGATGAATAATCAGGTAGCACGACGAGGCGACTAATGATTTTTACAAGACGGGACATTGAGCTTGGAGAAAAGGCTCGATCCGTCGTCGAGAATGAGACGTATAAAGATGCATTTGTTACCGTGCGTAACAGATACATCGAGTCTCTTATCAATACGGCGGAAGATGACACAGCTAGACGCGAGAAGGCGTATATGGCTGTCAGGATGCTAGATGAGGTGGAATCACAACTCATCAGCGTAATGGACAAGGGGAAGTTGGCTAAACAACACCTTGACAAACTAAACCGTAGATAAGGGATAATGTAACCATGAGTGACAACCAAGAGACTGGATCACTATCAGTAACACAAGCCGCGAATGTATTTGGCGGACTAATGGAGCCGAAAGAGGTAACCCCAGAAGTCGTTGAACAGGAAGTGGTAGAAGAGTCCGAAGCAGATGCAGAGGACGTTGGGCTAGAGGACACGTCGGAAGAATTTGATAGCGAGGATTCTTCAGGAGACCCCGAAGCCGGTTCAGAGGAAGAGAACGAAGCTAACGAGGAAGAGAGTTCCCAGACTTACACCGTCCGAGTTGATGGTGAAGAAGTTGAAGTGACTATCGATGAATTGTTAAGCGGGTATTCACGGACTCAGGACTATACGCGAAAGACGATGGCATTAGCCGATCAACGCAAGTCTCTGGAAGCAGAACTTGACCAGATTCGGCAGGAACGCGCACAGCTAACGCAAGTGCTTGAGCAAATTGATGTGCAAGATCAAGAGCAAGAACCCAACTGGGATGCTCTGTATCAACAAGACCCACAACAATGGCTCATTCAGCGTGAAGTGTGGCGTGAACGGCAAGAGCGGAAACGCGCACTTGTTGAGGAGAAGCAACGGTTGCTCCAAGCGCAGGAGGCGGACAAACAACGCGTAGTCGCGCAGTTTGTTGAGCAAGAACGAGGCAGATTAACCGAGGTTCTCCCACAGTGGCGTGACGAGAAGGTCGCGAAGGCAGAGAAAGCGAAAGTCGCTGATTATGCCAAGAAGATCGGGTTTTCCGATCAGGAGATCGCGCAGTTCTACGATCACCGCGCGGTGACGACGCTCTACAAGGCGATGAAGTTCGATGAGCTTCAAAGCGGTAAGCCAAAGGCCAAGAAGCAGGCAACGCCTGTTGCGAAAGCCGGAGCCGCGACAACAACGCCTAAAGCACGAGATGCCTATCGTAAATCGCAACAACGACTCGCAAAGACAGGCAAGGTCGCAGACGCGGCTGAAGCGTTTAAACATTTGCTAGGTTAGGAGATTTAACTCATGGCAACTTTTACTACCTATGACGCGGTTGGTATCCGCGAACAACTTTCCGATACGATATTTTCCATCAGCCCCGAAGAAACGCCGTTCATATCCAACATTGGTCGTGGCAACGTAGCCAACACTCTGTTTGAGTTCCAGACAGATTCATTGGCGGCAGTTGACACTGGAAACGCTGTTGTTGAAGGCGCAGACGCAGGAAGCGCAACTCAGGCCGCTACTAAGCGTATGCAGAACTACACGCAGATCAGCAACAAGGTACTCCAGATTTCTGGTACTGAAGAAGCTGTCAACAAGGCAGGCCGTAACTCTGAAATGGCTTACCAGTTGGCGAAGAAGTCTTCTGAACTGAAGCGCGACATGGAAGCAATTCTGACTCGCAACCAAGCGGCTGTTGCAGGCGATGCGTCAACTGCGCGTACAACTGCATCTTTGGAAGCGTGGCTCCGCACTAACACTAACCGTGGTTCAGGCGGTACAACTGACGGTGCAGACCCAACGTTGTCTGGTTCAACATCTGGTTACCCAAATGCGGCGGCGACAGATGCTTCTAACGACGCACTTCGCGAGTTCACAGAAACTCTCTTGAAGGATGTCATTCAGAGCGTCTGGACAGAGGGCGGTGATCCTTCAATCTTAATGGTTGGCCCAACTCAGAAGCAGAAGGTTTCTGGTTTTGCGGGTATCGCGGCACAGCGTTACATGGCTCCTTCTGATGCGCCTACTACAATTGTGGGTAGCGCGGACATCTATATTAGCGACTTTGGCAGTATCTCCATTGTTCCTAACAGATTCCAACGTGACCGCTCTGCGTTCGTACTTGATCCTGAGTACGCATCTGTACAGTTCCTCCGTGATTTCGAGGTGATCGATATTGCTAAGACAGGCGATAGCGAGAAGAAAGAAATCATCGTGGAATACGGGCTTCAGGTCTCCAATGAAGCCGCTCACGGTGTCATCGCTGACATTGACGTTACTGCATAAGTGACGTAACCACGGAAGGGGCTTCGGCCCCTTCTTTTTAACTCAAGGTGTTGCATGGGAAACAAAAAAGTATTTAGTCACGATCCGATGACTGGGATCACGAAGTATTGGCACGATAACCAAGACGGGACTGTCACGATTGAGAGCGATCAAGATGTGTCCGCAATCATGGATGCGAACAAGGCCGGTCGCAAGGATGTAGACAAACGCTCCAAGTGGGGCGATATGAGTCGTGTCGCTTCGATTCCTTTGACTGTATACTATGACTTAAAGCAGAAAGGTATTCTGGATGACCAAGTTGCACTGCGTAAGTGGCTTAACGATCCAGACAATGAATTGTTCAGGACTCGCAAAGGTAAAGTCTAATGGCGATTACGAACTACGGTGAACTGAAGAGCGCGATTGGCGACTTCCTAAACCGTTCAGATTTAACATCGGTGATCCCTACGTTCATCGATTTCGCGGAGGCGGAGTTCAACCGAGTTCTTCGTATTCGCCAAATGATTGCCCGCGCAGAAGCCGTGATAGACTCTCGCTTCAGTGCTGTACCGGCTGACTTCCTAGAAGCAAAGGACTTGGCGATTGTTACGGGAAATCCGGTGACGCCATTGCAGTTCATAACTCAGCAGGAAACGGCGCAACTTAGAAACACAACCATCACGAGCGCGGGCAAGCCTACTTACTTTACTGTGGTTGGCGATCAGTTCGAGTTCTTGCCGACTCCTGACGGGGAGTACAGTTTGGAGATGACGTACTACGCAAACATCACTCCGCTTTCCGGTGATTCAGACACCAACTGGTTACTCACAGATTATCCAGACCTTTACCTGTATACTTCGCTTATGCACTCCGCTCCTTATTTGAAAGACGACGAGCGGATCATGGTATGGGCGAATCTTGCGAAGAAGGCGAAGGAAGAGTTGGTTGAGTCAGACTTCTCGGCGTCTTATGCAGGATCAACACCACGAATCAGAGTTAGGAGCTTTGGATAATGAGTTTTTCAAACTACTTAGAGACTGAATTGCTTGACCATGTGTTTGCGGGTAATGCATACACATCGCCAACAACAGTGTATGTCGGATTGTTTACAACAAGCCCTGCTGAAGACGGTTCAGGAACAGAAGTTTCTGGAGGGTCTTATGCGCGTCAATCAGCGTCCTTTACTGTGACAGGGAATACAGCGACAACAAATGCTGTAATCGAGTTTCCAACGGCAACAGCAACATGGGGAACGGTAACGCATATCGGTATTTACGACGCATCCTCAGCAGGGAACCTGTTGGCTTACGCGGCATTAACAACAAGCAAGTCGATTGCTTCCGGTGATGTATTCCGTATTCCTTCAGGCGACATTGACATTACACTGGACTAATTAGATGGCTCGCGGCTACGGAGTTGGAAACTTTGGTGATGCGTACTTCGGCGTCACTAAGTATGTAGACGGATCGGCAACCGCATCTCCGTCTTGCTCCGTCACGGCTAACGCGACAGCTACATTTACTTCGTCTCAACCGCAAACGATTAACGCATCACTTACCGCGACTGCCGATATGGTTCGCGTTAAGTTGGTTGAGTCGATTGTAGAAAGTGCGTCAGTTGTTGTATCTAATGCCGAAACGGTTGTCGTATCTGACGCGACAATCAACGCATCATTATCAACATCAATTTCTTACAAGCGTGTACGTCTATTCGACGCCGCGATTAGTGTACAATGCTCAGTAACAGCTTCAGCTAGAGAGAAATGGGAGCCTATTGCGATCAGCGCAGAAACTTGGACTCCACTAGCCGAAACAGAACAAGTTTGGACAGAGGTAGCTTAAATGGCTGATACAACGACAACCACTTATGGATTGACTAAGCCGGAAGTCGGCGCATCAACTGATACATGGGGAACCAAGCTCAACAATAACTTGGACTCGATTGATGATCTCCTAGACGGAACAACCGCGATCTCTCCAAACCTATCTACTCTGACGATTGGTGGAACTGCGGTAACTGCAACTGCGGCTGAGTTAAATCTGCTTGACGGCGTTACTGGTACTATTTTGACTGATGGTGACTTAGGCACATCAGTACAAGCCTATGACGCTGATACAGCCAAGACAGACGTAGCACAGACTTTCACAGCATCACAGCGTGGCACAGTGACAGCAGACAACGATCTGTCGTTCGACATGAACGCTACCAACTTCTTTAAATGCACACCAACAGGTAACGGTACGCTG